CGTTTCCTGTGTTTCTTCTTTTTCTTCTTTTGGTTTACTATCTAAAAACTCAAACTCTCTCACTATAATCTCTGAGATATATTTTTTATTACCATCTCTATCATCATAACTTCTGTTGTTTATTTCGCCTTCTACGGCTATCTTAGAGCCTTTACCAGCATATTGAGCTATTACCTCTGCTTGTTTTCCCCATATAACTAAATTGTGGAAGGTAGCTACTTGTTGTTTAACTCCATTTGCATCTTTATAACTCTTGTTAGTAGCCATTGAAGTTGAAGCTACTTGCTTACCATTAGGAGTTGTTCTTAATTCAATGTCTTTTGTTAAATTCCCAATTAAAATTGCTTTGTTCATATATTTGTTTTAATTATAATTTTAATTTCCAAAATAATCTAGTTAGTCCATTTCTCCAACCTTTAGCAAAATCACTATCTTCTTCATCCACCTCTTTTTTTAACATCACTATTGCTTTTCTTATCTCTTCTTTACTTAAAAAATTATCTTTACTTTTCTCTACTTCATTAATTAGTTTATCAGCTTCTTTTTTGTCTAGCTTCTCACTCATAAATTTGTTGTTAGTTTATTATATTTATTAATTAAATCTATTTTTATTTATTATAATTTTTTAATAATTCATTTTTATAATACTCAGGAAAGCCAGTTGTAGCTTTTTTAAGTATTATACTTTTGAACTCATTATATAACCAGTCTTTTATATCTTCCCCTTCCTCGTTTTCTATATCAAATTTTATTTCTTTTAATAACTTACCAATATCCTTGGGGCTATTTTCTAATTCTCCGTTTTCTTGTAAATGTTGAATAGCCTTATTCCATCTTGCCTCTGTTCTAAAACTTTCAGCAAAAACATCTAACCTAGATTTTGTTTTCTCTTCTTTACCCCATCTTGACCTATGTGTTTCTTTAAACTCTTCTGATACATATTTACCAGCCATTAATGGCATAGGTTGCCCACCAAGTAAAAATTGTTTATTATAATTTTTAACTACTACACCTTCTATTTTACATCCACCAAGATATGATTCTTTTTCTAACATCTTTTTAACTTTTTCTATTTTTTTAATTTTTCCTTTATATATTAAAGGTATTAAATCTATATCTAATAACTCGGCATATTCTTTTAATTTGTCGTGTTCACTAATAAACTTATCAGTAGTATCACACACACCAAATAAAACTAAATTATTCTTTGGAGTTTTGTTATATTTTAAGGTATTGTGCTTAGGTTTTTTTAAATATTCACAATAAAATATAATATTATCTGGAAGTTTATCCTCAATAGATAAAATATACTCTATTGCTTTACTGAACATTTTATCAGGATTATCTATATATTGTTGAGTTCCTTTACTTCTACATAATAATTCTCCGTCTATCTTACCAAATACAAATTGACTACCATCAACTTTTTCCGTTATTTCAACTTCATTCTCAAATATATCAATAATATATGTTTGTCCTAAAGCAAATATTTTTGGAAATGATTTTATCATATTAATTTAAATTATTATATTTATTAATTAAATCTTTTATTATTTGTTTACCTGTTTCTAAACCGACCTTTAATTGTTCTTGTTTTTCTTCATCAGACTCTATTCTATATATTATTATATTCTGTTTAAAGTTAGGATTATAAATTACTAAATCCCACCATTTTCTACCAGTTACATATAAACACATTTGTATTTGCCAGTCATAGTCTGTTGTTCTTTTATCACTCATTAGTTCTTTAAAGTATCGTTTATCGTTTAGGCATTTAATCTCTAGTCCACCATCTTTTCCTACAAGAGCGTCAGGAGATACCCCAGTAAATTCGTCTAACTCTATAAATCCTACCTGTTCTGTTTTATTTCCCGTTTCTAACTCATACACCCCCCTAGCCTGTTCTTCTAACTCATTTCCTCGTTCTAAGTCTTCGTTAGTGTATTGCTCTTTTTCTTGGCTTGAGTAATAGTCTGCTACAAGTTCGTATATATAAGTTTCCAAGCCTTTACTGTTGTTCCCGATAGCTTGAGCTTTACTTCCAGTCATTTTTAATTTCCTGATATCAAACCACTCTTGAGTTCCTTGTTGTATATTGTATATTTTCATATTAATTCTTCACTACTTGGGTCAGGCAGACTAACTTCTCTTAAAGTTTCGTTTTCCTGACAGTATTTTCTTATCTTATCTAAGTAAATTAAGAATTGGTTTTTATCTAACTTGCTTGTTCCTCGTATAATAGGAAAGTCTTTAGTTCTATCTGTTAAAAACATTGACTTAAACATAGCGTGGAACTCTTCTCTTTCATAGCCTGTATATTCTGATAGTTGTTCTAGCCATAACCAGTATAAAGCGTTTTGATTAAGGCTTCTGATTTTTCTTTTCTTGTCTATCTTAACTTTAACTTCTTTTCCTTCTAAGGTTTTAAGGTATTCTTGGATATTGCCTTTTATTTCTAGTTTATTTTGTTTTACTAAGGCGTTAAATGTCATATTTCTCTATTATATATTTATAATTTCCTATTGTATCAGTTTTAACTGATAAATCTCTTTTCATTTCTAATAATTTATTAGACCATTCTATTCCCCTTTTAGCTATTAACCTACTTGTTATTTCTGCTGACCTTTTAGAATGAAACGATAAATGGCAAGCAGAGCAAACTGGTATCATATTATCTGGCTCATACCTTAATCTTGATGAGTTCCCTTTAGTATGAAAGTGATGCCCACAAACGCTTGGTCTTCCACACATTTCACATATAGGATTTTCTTTAGTAAACCAATCTTGGAAAACTCTGTCTGCTTTATCTCTGTAATATTTTTTTCTATTTGCCATATTATTTTAATTGTTTACTTCTCTCTGTTATAGCTTTTTCTACTTCTGCTCCTTTGCCTTTGTATTTAGAGTAAGCGTTTCTTAGTTCTTCTATGTCGTTTATGTTGTTTATTTCTTCTATGATTTGTTTTGCTTCTTCGTTCTTTTCTTCTTCAGGTTTCTCTGGTAAATCTTCACCTGCGTAGATATAAAGTCCAAGACCAAACATTGCTAAGTTTTTAGTAAGGCATCTCATAATAGTCTTGTTGATATCAAACATTGTAGGTTCTTTCATTGCTTTATTCTTATAGTCCATTACAGGTAGCCACATTTCATATTTAGAGCCATCAGCTTCTACTTCTGTAAATACCATATAACCAGTAGCTTCATCGTGTATATAAGGCAAACTGTTCTCTCCAAACTTTTTAATCTTATACTTAGCTTCTGGGTAAATCTTTTTAAACTCACCCCAAGCCCAAGCCCAAGACAGATAAGTTAAGTTTCCTTTCTTTTCTGTTTTCTCATTTACATTTAATGAGTATGCTTGTTCAAATTTTTTCATATTATTTTAGTTTAAATAACCCCCCATTACAAAATGGGCAAGTCTGTTGTTTATTAAAGATGTCTTTACCTGTGTCTTCACAATAATCACATCTCTCTATTATTGTGTTCTTTCTTTGTTTTTTGCCAAGAGCTGTTTGAGCTTGGTCTGCGTTGAATAAATTCATAAGTTTATTGTTATTAATTTGTCTAACTCCAGAAGAGTGGGTGGTCGCTAATCTCTTAGCTGTTTTTAGGTGGATAACTTCCACCCGACCTTCTAGAGAATTATCAACAAACTACTTTGATAATTTTATTATAGCATACTGAAATAAATTGTCAAGTCATTTTATCTCGTAGCTTCCTTTTCCATATTTATCAGCCTGTTCTTCTACCTTTTGAGACTTAATTTGACTTAACTCTTTTTCTATAACTTCTATTTGTTTTTTTAAAGTATCTTTATTTTCTGTTGAGTGTTCGTATTGATATTTCTTTTTAGCTAACATCATTGTTAGTCTTGCTTTGTTCATATTTTTTTATCATTTCTAATTGATAGTTTGTGTCATCGCTATAATAAGCGTCTTCAATTTCTACTATGCTTTCTAAGTCGTCATAATGTTTGATAATCTTTTTAAGTTGTTTCTTTAATGTGTTCATATTATATTATAGCATACTACCCCGGAGTGTTCAAGCCTACCTCCTCCCTCCAGCAATTCCGTTAGTTAGTCCCACTATATATCTTCCTTTTTACCTGTCCTTGTGTTATTACTTATCTAAGAGATAAATAAATTTGGTGAATTTTGCTGTTGGTTATCGGTGAGTATTACAGCCAATTATTTATAGTCGCTCCTGTCCACACTCCCACGACTCAATTCTAGTATAGCAAATTAAAATTATTTGTCAACCCCCTGTTTTTATTGATTATTTTTGGCGAGATTTTCATAAACGTCAAAGTGATGTCCAAACTCTGAACCACATTTACAAACAAATACTTTATGAGTTAAGCAGTATTGTCCATAAACAAATCTATCGTAGCCTACACTTTTAGCCATTGGTGTTAGTTCGCATCCTTCTTCTGTTGAGTGATAATATTTCATATTAAGAGTATAGCATAGTTTAAAATTGAAGTCAAAACTGGTCGAATTCGACTAGTTATAAAGCTAACAAAAAACTGGCAATTTTTTACCAGTTTCTTGCTTAAGGTATATTGTATCAACTTTTGTATTTAAATAGCTGTATGGCTATTGTGTGGTTAAATTTGGCTACTGTGCTAGTGGTATCCTCTTATTCTTTTTGCTAGGTGAAGTCTTTTCTAATATCTCTTCTTTTCTAATATTATCAATAGCATCTTTCTTTTCTTTATCTGACATATTTTTGTATTTGTTAGAATTGATTAGATTAGCAACTTCATCAGCATAGTTTCTTTTATATCTAGCTAAAGTTTCTCTATATTCTTTTTCACCCATTTCTTCTATAAGATCATCTCTACCAGTAGGGTTTGATATAACTGGCATATTACCTGTATTATTTAATCTATTAAATTCTAAAGTAATATCATTAGATAAGTCTTCTCTAAAACCAATCCAAGTTTTATTTTTACCAGTTTCATTTCCTAAAAAGTCATATTTAGCGTCAGGTGGAAACATAGCATTCCAAATATCATAAGACAAAGCAGATGGTAAAGCTC